GCTGGTTGGTATTGTACCGAAGACGGCAAAACCACCTCGGTAGCACACTGGTTAGAAGAAGATGATTTCCGCACGAATGGTGGAGTTATGAATCACGAAACCATCGAAAGCATCTCGAAAAGAAAGAAACCATTTACCGTGGATTATACTGGTTTTGGATGGTTACTTATTAAGAATGGTGTATTTGAGCATGAAGGTATGCCTTATCCTTGGTTCGCTCCTAAGATGCAAGTCTTTGAAAGTGGCGAAGTACAAGATATGTGTGGCGAGGACGTTTCGTTCTGCCTAGATGCGAAGGAGGCAGGTTTTGAAATCTGGTGTGATCCTCGTGTTCGTGTAGGTCATGAGAAGACTAGGGTAATCTAATGACCAAATATAATATTCTAATTGATGGTAAAATTGCTTTTGAGGGATTAACCCAAGAGGAGTATTTTGATAAAACAGAGGATTTGGCACAGCAGTTCTATAATTGTGGTGTGCCCGATCCAACTTCTTTAAAAACTGAAATGATTGAGGATGACTAATGGCAGTTAAAACAAAAATGGGTGGATTCGGTACTGGTGATTATATCCAGGCAACCCCGAAGAAGACTCGACAAGGAACGGGAAAGCATACGAAATACGCAGCATCGTCTCGTAACTCTGCTCGTAAAAAGTATAGAGGACAAGGGAGATGAATGAATCTCCCTTTTTTGGTGTCCATCATGATAACTTCATATCTGAGTTTGAATCTAATCTTGATTGTGATCTTTTAGTTGATTATTATGAGCAATTAGTCGGTGCTGGAGCAGTAGGTCCTAGAAATAATCGAAATATTGTATCTGATGAGCAAGTTTCTCTGGAAAATATGCTATGTGTAGATGAACTTACTGTAAGTATAACAAGAGTTCTAACCGATTGGCATTCCGTTGTATTGGCATGTGTTCGTGATTACTATAAAAAGTACGATATATTGAATACTCGTGCCTTTGAGTTCAAATACGCCAAGTTTCAGAAGACTCGTCCTTCTCAGGGGTATCATATGTGGCATCATGATGCTGATCCAGAGGATCCTTATCGTAAATTAGTCACTTTATTGTACTTAAATGATGATTTTGAAGGTGGAGAAACTGAATTTTTGTATCAATCATGCCGTATTTCCCCGAAAAAGGGTAAATTCGTGATTTTTCCTGCTGGATGGACTCATACACATCGTGGAAACCCTCCATTAGGTGGAAATAAGTACATAATGACGGGTTGGGTCGAAGAATTTCCTACAAATAAGATCAAATTTCCCGATTTTGGGGAAGAAAGACCACCTATTTTACAAAATTAAAGAATTGAGTATAAATAAAATGAAGTGATACTAAAATCCTTCAAGTGCTTACAGAACCACGCAAATCACGCTCGTTTAAAGATATAAGTTTGTCCTTCGTACCACATCCTGTTACGAAGGATTTGCCTGTCTTAACAAATGAACGTGCGATTATGCGATCTGTAAGGAATTTGGTGGAAACAATACCTACAGAGAAGTTTTTTAACACTCTTTTAGGTACTGATATACGTGACACACTGTTTGAAAACTATACAAACAGCACTGTAATGCTAATTAGGGATCAAATTAGAACAACTTTAAGAAATTTTGAACCAAGAGTAGAAAATGTTGAAATAGATGTTAATGGTCAACCCGACCTTAACGCATTTGAAGTGGTTGTTTTTTATGATATTGTTGGTATCCCTTTACCACGTCAAGTATTCACCTTTCTTTTAGAACCAACTAGGTAAGATATGCCATATACACAGTTTTCTGACCTTGATTTTGGTCAAATTAAAACACAAATACGAAATTATCTTCAATCAAACTCAAATTTCACTGATTTTGACTTTGAAGGATCAAATTTTTCAGTTTTAATCGATACTTTAGCATATAATACGTATATTAACTCATTTAATGCTAATTTAGCGGTAAATGAGACCTTTTTGGACTCAGCAACTATAAGAGAAAACGTAGTTTCGCTGGCAAGAAACATAGGATATGTACCAAGATCAAAAACTTCATCAAAAGCAACTATATCGTTCCAAGTTGCAATTGATGATCCAACAGCATCTGTAACACATTTAAGTTTAAATAGGGGTTTAGTGTGTATTGGTACTGCTGCTGATACTTCATACAGGTTTTCAATCACAAGTCCTATAACTTCAAAGGTATATACTGATGCTAGAGGTCATAGGGTATCTGATTTTACCGACTTAGAAGTAACACAAGGAACATTTTTAACTAGTACTTTCCTTGCTCAAATACCTTCTGATCAAAAATTTATCTTAGATAATTCAAGTATTGATACTTCAACCGTTAAAGTTACTGTAACAGGTAATGCTGTTGGTAGTATGGGTAGAGAATTTTCAAGAGTTGATAATATTTTAAATTTAAATAAAGACTCAGAAATTTATTTAATACAAGAAATACAGGATGAAAAGGTTGAAATATTGTTTGGTGATGGTTTCTTTGGTAAACCATTAGAAAATAATGATCTTGTTTCAGTATCATATATTGTTAGTAATGGTCCAGGTAGTAATGGAGCAGAAGTATTTGATTTCCAAGGATCATTTACAAGACCAGATGGTGCTAGTATCAGACCTTCTAAGGCTGTAAACATAACAACCGTTGTACGTGCTTCAAATGGTTCTTTCAGCGAAGATATATCATCTATTAAGTATTTGGCTCCTAGACTGTATTCCGCACAGTACAGGGCGGTTACACCAAGGGATTATGAGGCAATAATTAAGACAATTTACCCTGCAACTGAATCAATCTCTGTTGTTGGTGGAGAAGAATTGTCACCACCAAGATTTGGTACGGTTCAGATCAGCATTAAACCAAAAAATGGTACTTATGTATCTGATTTTGATAAACAGCAAATTAAAAATAAATTAAAGAGTTACGCTATTGCTGGTATTAATTCTGAAATTATTGATCTTAAAATGCTATATGTTGAAATTGAATCAACTGTTTATTATAACACCTCAATTGTTAGTGATTCTAATACACTAAAACAGTTTATAGTCAATTCACTGGAAACGTATTCAGATACTGTAGATATTAATAAGTTTGGTGGTAGATTTAAATATAGTAAAATTAATCAACTTATTGATAGAGTTGATGATGGAATCACATCTAACATTACAAAAGTGAAGATTAGAAGAGATTTGAAGGCATTAATTAATCAATTTGCCCAATATGAACTGTGTTTTGGTAATAGATTCCATATTAATCCAGAAGGATATAATGTTAAGAGTACTGGATTCTATATTTCTGGATGGTCTAAAGTTGTTTATCTGACTGATATTCCAAATACCAATGATTCTGGTAAATTAGATGGTAGTGAAAAGGGTGTTATTTGTATCGTTTCTAAGGATAATGATGATCAGATGAAGATTGTTGCCAAGGATATTGGTATAGTTGATTATAAAAAGGGTGAAATTATACTTAATACTATAAACATAACGTCTACAATTGCTGCGAACAATCTAATTGAGATTCAAGCATTTCCTGATTCTAATGATGTGATTGGATTGAAGGATTTATACCTCAAATTTGATCCATCTAATAGTACGATAAATATGGTTAAAGATGTAATTGCTTCAGGTGAAGATGTATCAGGCGTGGTATTCTCCAGAGACTATTACACATCAAGTTATTCTAACGGAACACTAGAAAGAAAGTAGAATGAGTATAGAATTTGATAAGAGAGTTCAAGTAAATAGGATTATTGAGAGTCAGCTACCCGAATTTGTGGTTGCTGATTTTCCATTAGCTACAGAACTTTTAAAAACTTACTATATTTCCCAAGAAAATCAAGGTGCTAACGCAGATTTACTTGATAATATTGATAGGTATATTAAAGTTGACAATCTAGTTCCTGAAGTTATTACTGGAACTACTAATTTAACTGAAGAAGTACTCATAACTGATACTATAATTGAAGTTACTTCTACAAAAGGATTTCCTTCTTCATATGGTCTTTTAAAGATTGATGGAGAAATTATTACATATACTGGAAAAACAGATACTAGTTTTACTGGATGTATTCGTGGATTTAGTGGTGTAACTGGATATAGTGTTGGTATATCAACATCATTAGATCATGTTAACAACGAAAATCTAGTATTTGAGGATACTAATGCCTCTGGTCATGCCAACGAATCTATAGTTACTAACCTTAGTGTCTTATTCTTACAAGAATTTTATAAGAAGATTAAAAAGACATTTTTACCTGGATTAGAAGATAATAAGTTTGCTGATGGTATTGATGTTGGTAATTTTATAAAGAATGCTAGATCATTTTACCAATCAAAAGGTATTGCAGAATCAATTAGAATACTTTTTAAAGTATTATATGGTGTTGAAGCAGAAGTTATAGATCTTGAAGAACGTTTAGTTAAACCATCAAGTGCTGAATATATTCGTAGAGAAGTTGTTATTGCTGATGCTCTTAATGGTGAAGCTCAAAATCTAGTTGGACAAACAATATTTAAATCAACTGATTTAAGAACTAATGCTTCAGTATCAGAAGTTGAAGTTTTAACTAGAGATACTAAACTTTATTATAAATTATCTCTTTTTGTTGGTTTTAATGATAAAGATTTAATAGAAGGTACATTTACTATACCTGGTAAAACAAAGGTATTGGAGCAAGTTGTTCCTGGTGAATCTATTGTTTCGGTAGATAGTACTATTGGATTTGGACAGACTGGTAACTTTACTGTAGAATATCTTAATGGTAATGTTGGGGTCGTTACTTATACCTCTAAGACAGTTAATCAATTCTTTGGATGTAGTGATATAACTGGTAATATTGGAATTGCTAGTGATTTAAGATCAACCGAAACTATATTTGGGTATGAAAATGGTGATTTGAGTAAGAGAGTTGATTTAAGAATTACTGGAGTAGTTTCTGATTTTGTTCCAGAATCTGATATAGCATTAATTTCAGAAAAACAAGAGATAACTGTAAAGAATGTAGGTGAATTTATTCAAAATCCATCAGAAACTACTCAATCATATAAACAAATATTTGCTAATTCTTGGATTTATAATACAAGTTCTAGATATGAAATAAATGGATCAATTAATAGTGGTACAACATCATTTACCTTTTTAAGTAAAATTGATAAGTCTAGTTTAAAGGTTGGTGATAGTTTTGATATTATTCGCAGAGGAACTAATATTAGAGTTGGTGGTGGTATAGTTAAGAGAATTGATAGTGATTATGTATTTACTGGAGAAGGTGTTAACTATATTGCTAATGAACCACATTCTTCTGTATTTTATGATATAAGAAGGAATTTAAGGAAAGCAAATTATGATACTGCAAATACTAATGCACTAAAGTTATATGATGGTACTAATAAGATTATTGCGGATACTTTAAATGTTTATGTTGATAGTGATGATTTTGGATATGCTGCTTCTAACTCATTATCAAGTCATAAGATCAATGAGGAACCATTAACTGGCACTATTCCCTCTGGAGCACCTCCTCATATACAAACAGGTACTATTAATGCTCTAACAGGCGTTGAGATTAATTTTACAGAGATTAAGTTTGCTGATAAGGTTAAGTTCCGTACTGGAGATTCGATAATTTATACTTCTGACAAACCACTTCTTGGGTTGATTAATGGATCTAAGTATTTTGTTAAAGCAGATTCTACTGAAAAGGTTATAAGGTTATATGATACAATTAATGCGATTGAAAGAGATTCTGCTAAAGAATTTAATCAACCATCAGATCCAAATGCAACACATACATTTACCTTAGAAGATCATTACAATAAAGAAATAAAACCAAACAATATTTTAAGAAAATTTCCTCTTGGTCAAGATTTAAATATACCTTCAAAAGAGGAAAAACAATCTAAAAATATTGGATTATTGATTAATGGTGTTCAATTAAGATCTAACACCAATGATGATTTTATAACTTATGGTCCAATTGAAAAAACAGAAGTATATAATTCTGGTGAAGGATATGATGTAGTTAATCCACCTAAAATTAGAATAGGAAATGCTAATACCTTTATAAAACCAGATGGAACTGTTGGTATTGGTACGACAGCACTTGTAGAACCAGTTATTAGAGGAAATATTAAGGAAATATTGGTAGATCCACAAGATTTTGATATTGATAATGTTTCTTCAGTAAGATTAACTGGTGGTAATGGTAAGGATTGTTTCTTACAACCAGTAGTTGGACCAAGATATAGAGAAGTTGAGTTTGATAGTAGAGATATATTCTTCTCAGGTGGATTGGATGTACAAGAAGAGACAATAACCTTTAAATCTGAGCATAATTTTGTTGATGGACAATTAATTTATTATAATAAAAATGGGCAAGATCCTATTGGAATTACACCATTTAAGTCCGCAGCAACAACTGTAACAGAATATCTTGTAAATGGAGCACCTTATTATGTTAAGGTACTTAATCCAAAGAGAATTAGGTTATTTAAGAGACCTGAAGAGGCTACATTTGGTGTAGCTGGTATTAACACTATAGGATTCTCTACAGCAACAACTGCTGCTGGTATTCACAAGTTTAGAACAGAATCTAAAAATACGTTAAATTCTGTAAAAGTTATTAATCCTGGTTATGATTATCAATATAGAAAATTACCAGTAAGACCATCTGGAATTTCTACTTCTTATGATACTATTAATTTTGTAAATCATGGATTTAGAGATGGTGATATTGTTGAATATTCATCTGATGGAACTACTATTGAGGGATTGGATACCTCATTATCATATCTTGTTATTAAGATAGATGCTAATTCCTTTAGATTGGCAGAATCTGATGCTGTTGGAGTGGCAAGAACCGATTTTGAGAGAGGAAAATATGTTGATTTGAGATCAACTGGAACTGGATATCAAATATTTAAATACCCTGATATTAAAATAGAAACCACTGTAAGTTTTGCCACAACAGTTACTGGATCATATGAAGGAAAAATAACTCCTATTGTTGAAGGTGAGATAATCGATGCATACACCTATGATAATGGTAGTAATTATGGTTCATCTATTATTAATCATATTATTAAACCTGACGTTGATATAATAAATGGAAAAGGTGCTGAAATAAAGGCATTTATAGATGCTGGTAAGATTTTAGATATTATTGTTCTTAATGGTGGTCAAGAATATAACTCATTACCACATATAAAAATAGAAGGTCCTTCTGGTAATGGAGCAATACTAAGACCAATTATCTCTGATGGTAAATTGAATGATGTTATTGTTATTAATCCTGGTATTGGATATTCTTCAACTGATACTGATGTTTATGTTGATCCTAGAGGAAAGAATGGGTTATTAAGTCCACAAATAAGAAGATTGGAGATAGATGATGTTCAGAAGAGAGGTATGAATATTCATTTAGAACCTAGTGGAGATGATGGTTTATTATATGAAGTAAAAGCATATGATCAATCATTAAGAGATGAATTTGGTGATTCTGGTATTAATAATGCTGGTATAGGTACTCATTCACCCCTAATAGGATGGGCATATGATGGAAATCCAATATATGGTGCGTTTGGATATTCTATTCCAAATGATATTGGTGAAGTTAAGAGATTAAAATCTGGATATGTTAAAGATAACACTTGGTATGATCGTCCAGAGCAAGATTCTGGATATTTTATTGATGATTATAAATTTGATGGTAGTGGTGATTTAGACAAACATAATGGTAGATTTTGTAAAACACCTGAGTTTCCAAATGGTGTTTATGCTTATTTTGCGACATTAGATGAAAATGAAAATCCACAATATCCATATTTTATAGGAAAAACTTATAGATTACCATTTATTACTGATAATCTTTCTTTAAATCATAAATTTGATTTTAATAATTCAACACTTTCTAGAAATACTTTACCATACAAAGTAAATGATAGATATGCCAATAATGACTTTATTATTGAGTCTAATGAAATTACTAAACAAAAATCAGTTATTGAATCTGTAACTAGGGGTGTTGTAGATACATTCCAAGTTTTAGATGGTGGACAAAATTATAAGGTAGGTGATTTCACTTCATTTGATAATGAAGGTACTGGTGGTAGTGGTGCTAGAGGTCAAGTTGATCGTATTGTTGGTATTGGTGTTTCTAATATTAAGACCGAATTAACTACATTTGAGAATGCTACTCTTATTTGGAAAGATGCCCAAACAGTTGAAGCACACTTTTTACCAAAAATTGAGTTAAATGATCAAGATACTGTATTAATTTCTGGATTAAGTGCTGCTAATTACAAGTTAAACAACTCATTTAAGGTTGGTATTAGTACCGATATTATTGGATTAGCAAAGACAATGACTGTTAATAATAATCCAAATGGAAAAACTGAGGATATTTACGTAAATATTATACCAAATACTGTATCTGTTGGTGGTTCTTTACGAGTTGGTGATGAAACTCTTAAAGTATTAAATCTATATGGTTTAGAAAAGATAATCAGGGTACAAAGATATGGAACAGGTATTGGTCATACTTATAGTTCTGAGATAGATGTATTAAACAATAGAATAAGTATTCCCGTTAAATCTAATTATTTTGATTCAAAATTAAATGATTTAGTACATTTTAATGGTCATCAGTCTGTAGGTTTAGGTACTACTTGTGGATCAGTAATTGATTATGTGTATGGTGAGATAACAAATAATATAAATGTCCCTCAACAAAGCATTTACTTACCAGGTCATCCATTTAGTAATGGGCAGAAGGTTAAATTATCAAAACCATTAACTGCTACTTCATTCTTGGTTAGTAGGGATGATGATGCATCAAACCAATTCTATATTCCAGACCAATCAACCGCTATTTCAGAATTATATGTTGTAGATAAAGGTACTGATTATATTGGTCTTGCTACCAATGTTGGTGCTGCCAGTACCGAAAGTGGATTATTCTTCTTTGGTAATGGTGATAATAATTATCAATATCTAATAGAATCTGATCATGATCAGTTAACTGCTAATATTGATAGAGTAGTTTCTACAGTTACTACAAAAGTAGCATTGGCAAATACAACTACTCATGGATTAGCAGTAGGTGATCTAATTGATCTAGAGGTTGTTCCTAATATTGCTGTTGGTATTGGATCCACTGCTCCATTAACTGTTTCATTTAATGATGAGCATCAGAAACTATTAATTAATGAAGTTAGTTTCAATGCTACCTCAGTTGTATTAAACACTGATACAATCACCATACCTGATCATGGATATAAGACTGGTACTAAGGTATTTTATGATAATCAGGAAATAATATCAGGATCGTCTTTAGTTGGTGGTCTTTCTGTTGGGGAATATTATGTCCATACAATTGACTCAAATACTATTAATCTATGTGAAACATATAAAGATTCTATAGCAACTCCTCCTAGAATAGTAGATTTAACTGGACAAGGTAATAATAAGCATACTTTATCATTAATTAACCCACCAATTACAGTCGTTAAAAATTCAGATTTAACATTTGGAGTTGGTTCAACATCATTAGAGGATTATAAATTAAAATTCTTCTATGATAGAGAATTTAAGAATGAATTTGTAAATGCTACCAGTTATGACCCATTAGAATCTGTCCAAGCAGCATTTAGTGTTGTTGGTGTTGGAACTGTTGGTGTTGGAACATTCTCATCTAGTCCTGTAGTTGGTGCTGCTGTATCAATTGGATTTAGTACTGCTTGTCCATCGGTATTATATTATGCTCTTGAGCATAATGGGTATATTAGTACTGCTGATACAGGTGTATATGATTATTCAGAAATCAGATTTGTAGATAGTGCTTATAGTGGAGAATTTAGAGTATTTGATGTTGATGATGAAACATTTAAGATTTCGCCTAGATCAGTACCTGAAGTATTAGAATATCATGATAATCAGTGTGATTTATTTGAGTATTCTAGTAAATCTGGAAATATAGTTGGACCTATTAAGTCTATAAAAACAATTTCTGAAGGATTTAGTTATAAGAGTATACCTGGATTTACTTCTATTACTAGTGCTAATGGTGAAAATGCTAATGTTGTAGCACTATCAACATCTATTGGTAGAATTAATAACTTAAGAATTATTGATTATGGATTTGAATATTCTGCTGATAAAACTTTAAGACCTGAGGCATATATTTCACCTATTGTTAGAGTTGATGATTTAGATGTAATTGAGTCTATTAAAGTTATTAATCCTGGAGCAGAATATTTGAGTGCTCCTGATGTACTCTTATTCAACCCAGAATCTAAAAAGGTTGTTGATACTACTTCATTAATGGCAACTGTTCCTAATCAAGGAATATCTGAAATTAAAGTAATAGCACCAATTAAAGGTTTAGATTCTGTAAACCATAGAGTTATCACTATCAATAATTCTAATGGTATAGGAATTGTTTCTATGACCACAGATGGCACTGTTGCTAGATGTGTAATGGAAACACCAATCAATGGATATGATGTTCCACCATTTGCTGCTGGTGATGAAATATTTGTTGAAGGTATATTAATGGGTTGGGAATCTGGTATTGGTACTCAGACTTCTTCAACTGCTGGTATTTCTACAGAAGGAACAGGATATAACTCAGAAGATTATGATTATCAGTTCTTGAAGGTTAAATCTTATGATTCATCAAACCCAGATGTACTTAAATTTGATTTGGTTGGTTTAACTACAAATCCAGGAATTGCTAAAACATATCAGACTGGATATGCTAATATAGTTAATCGTAAGAATTATCCAGTATTTGAGACTGATCAAAAGAGAGCAGAATTTACAATTAGTGAAAGTTTATTGATAGGAACTCCTTTTGTAAAAAGTGATCTTGTTGTTACTGAAACAAGAGATGATTATATTAAAGTAGATGGTTTAGACAATCTTAGGACTGGGGATAGAATAGCTGGAGAATCTTCAGGAACTAGTGCTACTGTTGTTGGTATTGATAATCAATATGCTAAATTTAAAGTTGATTATTCCAATAGACAAGATTATGGATGGATTGATAATACGGGTAAATTAAGTGACGATTTCCAAGTAACACCTAATAACGACTATTTCCAGAATTTATCATATTCTATTAAGAGTACAAAAACATGGGATGACTTTGTAGATCCTGTTAATAGGTTAGTTCATCCTTCTGGTCTTAAGAATTTTGCCGATACTGTTGTTGAAACTACACTAGCAGGTGTTGGTATTGGATCTACATTCTTTACTACACCAACATTAGTTCTTGATGTTGTTGGTGAGAGAAGAGTCGATACTATTAATGATTTTGATCTTGGTATTGATTTTGAACCAAGAGAATCTGGAAATACTCGTGATTCTAAGTTTGTTGATTTCCAAAATGCTAAATTAACAGATTATAGTAAGTGTAAGACAAATAGAGTATTGATACATGATGATATAAGTGGAAGATTCTCAAGTAAAGGAATACAGGATTTATTTACAGAAATAGAAGAACTTAATACAAATTATGCTCGTTATTTGGTTCAAATTGTTGATGCTGATACATTTGATATTCAGGTTAGTGATTTAGTTGTATTAACCTCTACAGAAAATGCTTATTTGATTGAGAAATCATCAGATTACTCTAATATGAAATTGGGTGATTTTTCTGCTGATGTTGATTACTTTAAGAGAAAAACTTTATTATTTACTCCAACAGATAAGTTTGATAAGGATCATGATATTAAACTCCTTAAGACTTCATTTAATACTGATAATATTACAGCTGGTACAAAAGAATTTGGGTCTGTTGATTTAATTGGTAATAATGTTTCTGTTAGTGCTGGTCGAACAATGTTCTCAGCAACTATTAGTGGAACTACACTAACAACAACTGATTTTGATCTTCTTGGTCTTAAGCATGTAAATGGTCTTCCTACTACAAATTCTTTGGTCGGAATCGGTACTACAGTATCTGGTTTAGGTCTAATAAAGGATACTCAGGGTAATGAACTTACTGAGATTGTAAGTATTGATAGTTCAAGTACAGCAACAATAAAGATTAATCCTGATACTACTCCAAATGCCCCTACAGTACCTTCTAGTTACACTACACCTGTTACGGGTCAATTTGGATTTATCAACACTCCATACTTCGTTAACAACGGTGTTGGTGGATTAGATCCAGTACCAGTTCCTATTGGTGTTAGTACATCAAATATTATGGAATTTGCTGATACTAATTGTAATGCTTTCTATGCTAGTGTTGTTGCTAAGGATGATGTTACTGGTGAATTAGATTATACAGAAGCAATTGTTAATGTTAATGGTAGTGATGTAACGATATCTCAACTTTATGCTGATTTAACTCAAACTTCTCTCAGTATTATTGATAATGGAACGGTTGGTATATTAACCGCAAGTTATGATTCTGGTACTATTAAATTTGATTGTATTAATGAAAGGCATTCTACTATAAGATTAAGTACATCTGTTGTTGGATTAGGTACAACTACTGCTGGTATAGGAACCTATAGATTTAACGTTCCTGGGCAACCAGAAGGGGCAGAAAGAACTGCTAGGTATGAATCAACATATAACACGACTGAAGTTGGTACAGGAGTAACTGTAGCAACAATTGATAGGACTATTGATAGTACTGTTAAATCTATTATTAAAGTTAGACAGGGTGATAAATTTGCTATACATCAACCAATTCTAATACATGATCAGAATAATGATGCTATTACTGTTCAATATCCTCATATTGGTGAAGTTACTGGTTTAGGTACTTTTGGATCAGAAACAGATACTCAAAATGTGAATTTAGTATTCTATCCAGATGATACTGGATTAGTTGAGGTTCAATCATATAACGAAGTCTTTAATACTATTAACGATTTTGCTAATGAACCAGATGTTCTACAATATGGTCCTGTTACCAATGACCTATTATTAACAACATATGATGGTATTAACGGAACAAGAGGTAATAAAGTTAATTTCAATTTAACATATCAAGGTATTCCAGTATATGTTAAGAAATTCAATCCTACAGACACTACAAGGGTCATAACAGATTCAACTCCAGGTGCTGGAACTACTTTTGCCATACCAAATCATTTCTTTAATACAAATGAAGAGTTAACTTATACACCAGAATCTACCTTTATTGGTGTTCCTCCTGTTTCAGTTGGAATTGCTGCTACATTAGATGCTGATGGTAGTTTAGTTACTGTCATGCCATCAAAAGTATTTGTTAAGGCAGGTAGTTCTGATAAATTCCAAATATATTCCAGAAAAGAATATATTGATGTAGGAAATCCAATAACAATAACAACTAATGGTTCTGGTAATGCTCATAAGTTTGAGATGACCAAGAAATTAAGTAAAACTGTTATTGGTCTTGATGGAATTGTCCAACAACCAGTTACATATACTTCTATAAAGCATAGTTTACCTTCTAATATTGGTATCGGAATTTCTCAATTTGCTTTGAGTGGAATTAGCTCAGTTCAACCAAGAGATGTATTAAAGATTGGTAATGAGTATATGAAGGTTGAGCAAGTTGGATTTGCTACAGAAGTTGATGCGACAATTAACTCTAGTAATGATTGGGGAAATATACCTGTAGTTAGGGTTAAGAGAGGTTCTTTAGGAATTGATGCTTCTACTCATAGTGCTGGAGACGAAGTAAGAATACATAGAGGTTCATTCAATATTGTTGATAGTACAGCATGGTTCTTAGATCCACCTAAAGGTAATACTAGAACAAGAAGAAATGATACTAATATTCCTTATGTTAGAGCAGAATATAGTGGTAGAACATTCTTAAGGACAAATTATGATACCAATATGGTATTTGATGATATTTCAGATTCCTTTACTGGAATAGGTAAGACATACACATTAACTGTTGGTGGTGCTAATACTGTTAGTGGTGTTGGTGTTGGAAATGGAATTTTATTCATTAATGGGGTATTCCAGACACCATTAACTTTAAACAACTTAGGTAATAATTATGAAATAGAAGGAAATGCTACTGCTGGTATATCCAGTGTTACATTTACTGGAATTAGTTCTGAAAATGGACAAAAAATCGAATCTGAGTTTGATATTAATCAAAATCAACTTCCAAGAGGTGGACTCATTGTTTCTATGGGATCAACGACTGGACTTGGTTATGCTCCTTTAGTTGGTGCTAGAGTTTTAGCAAAAGAAACTAATGGTGTACTTGATAGTATTGTAAGCATTGCCTCTTCAGTAGGTCCTATTGGTTCTGGTATTGAGACTGCTCATTATGATCCTGTTACTGGAATTATGACAGTTACAACTAATACTGTTCATGGTTTTGCTTTAGAGAGTCCAGAAACAGTTAAATTAGAAGATCTACATTTTACTTGCCCAACATACACTATTGGTCAACCTATTACTGGTACAACATATGATCCAGCAACAGGTGATATGGTTATAAAAATTGCTGGTCATGGACTTTCAAATGGTGATTCAGTTAAATTAAAAGAAGAATCGATCACATTTAGTTGTGGATTTGGTGGTGCTTCTGGTTCTGCTGCTGAAAAGTCATATCCTAGAAAGACTGATCCTGCCTATGACAGATATATGTACATATCTGATGTTACTACTGATACTTTCAAGGTTAATGTATTATTTGGAGTAACACCTACCAATACAGACGCACACACCTTTGTTGGAGCAACTCCTGATTGTGTTCAATCACTAAACTATATTGGAGTTACTACATCAATATTCCAAAATCATGAAAGACCTATTCCATTGGTTGGAGTAACTTCAGAAAGAAGTTTCCAAGTTAATGTTGGTATTACTAGTATTCCTCATAATTATTTGAAAGGTGGTAGTGTATATGCGTTCTATGATGAGTTGACACCAGGATCTGGATATCGTGAACCAGTTTCTATTGGTGTTACTGATATCAATTATCTTCATAAGTTTGTAAGTGCTACTACAGATGCGATAACAGCATATACAGGATCATTCATGGGTCAGAGTCTAAATCCAATTTTAGCGGATTATAATTCTGAAACTGGTAGTTTATTATTCACAACAGAGGTACATGGAATACCAGAACCAGTTGATCTTGATATTAATGATGCTAAGTATGATGCTAGAGTTGGTATTTTAACAGCATATGCTGGTACAAATTTTGATGTTAGTGGTGCTACATATGATCCAACAACAGGTAATATGGTTCTTGAAATTGGAGATCATGATGTAAATACTAATGATAAAGTTAAGATTGCTCCAAATTCAATAACATTTAGTTGTACTTTTGATAATCAGGTTGGTATAGATTCTCACAAATCATATCCTAGATCTTCTGGAACAGGTAATGCTGGTGGAGGTGCTGATCCAGCATATGATACTTATTTGAATGTTATTGCTGCTGATAAATTAGCTGGAACAATCACTGTAAAAGTATTAACAACAACACCATCAACAAATACAGATCCTCATTTATTCGTAAGTGCTACTGATGGTTGTGTATTTGTTCCAAGAGTCTTTACTAATAATGAACAAGTTAAGTTTGTAGATGGAGCAATTACCTTCAAATGTGATATGGATGGTAATACTACAGAGCATCCTTATCCAAGATTAAGTGATCCAGCAAGAGATAAGTGGTTATTAGTTTCTCAAGCAAATAATAATAAGTTTGAGGTTCAGGTTGGAATGAGTCCATTAGTTGGTTGGACTCCACAATTAACAGGTACGAGTTATGATCCAAATACTGGATTAATGGTTCTTGAAATAGGAACTCATACTTTAAAAGCTGGTGAAAGAGTTAGATTAGATCCATTATCATTGAAGTTTAGTTGTGGATTTGGTGGTGCTACTGGTACTGCTGCTGAGAAATCATATCCAAGATCTACTGACCCTTACTATAATACTGCTATTCCAATTCAATCGGTAACAGAGACTTCTATTACCTTACAAGTATTAACTTCTGTACCTTCAACAAACACAGATCCTCATACATTTGTCAGTGCTACTACTGGTGCTGTTAAGTCTGGTGGTTTCTATCCACATACTTATGTTTCATCTATAGCAAAGGGTGTGAGAGCAACAAAATCAATGAAGATTGATGCTAATTCACTAACCTTCAAGTGTTCTAAAGATAATTTCATTGGAAATCATACTTATCCAAGAACAACTGATCCAGCATATAATGTATTCCTACCTATAGTTGGTGCTTCACAGAATACACTATTAACCAATATTGGACCTGGTGGTGGAGCAGGAACTGGAGCAGTTGTAACCGCAATGGTAGCACCAAACAGACATAAGTTTGTAAATGCTATTGGAACACACAAATATGTTGATTCTATAAGTGATGCTGTTACTGTTGCTGGTGTTAAGAGAGATGTTAGTAATGCTGTTTATACTCCAAGTACAGGAGATTTCACATTAACAATCGGTAATCATAGTTTCACTACTAGTGATACAGTAACTATTGCTCCCAAAGCAATAATCATGACATGTGATGCTGATTCTCATGGATCAAATCATGCTTATCCTAGACCAACTGATCCAGCATATAATACTCCTTTAGCAATTACTGCCGTAACTGCTCAAAAAATTACATGTAATGTTGGAAAACCTGCACAGATAGAAAGTGTAACTGCTGATGTTGGTGGTCCATTTACTGCTAATACTGCTGCTTATGATCCTCAGTCTGGTATTATGACAGTAACTACTGCTAATGCTCATGGATTTACCGCTTCAGATACGTTATCTACAAATACTGCAATATATGACCCAAGAGCTGGTATTTGTACCATAACTACAACTACTAATCATGGATTATCTAATGGTGATTGGGATAAGTTAGAAGATAATTCTATATTCTTTGAGTGTTCTGAGGACAATTATGCTAGTGAGCATTCTTATCCAAGAAGTACTGATCCTTTATCTAATAAGTGGGTTCAAATTACAATTGATGGTGCTGATAAAATTGAAATTCAAGCATTATCAACACTACCTTCTACAAATATTTCAGCACATCAATATCTACGTTCTGTAGAAAATAACATTCAGAAAGCAAATAATAGAGTTAAATTTGCTACTGGATCTTTAGTCTTCCAGTGTAACAAAGATCAATACTCCACAAACCATGCTTATCCAAGAACAACTGATCCATATTATGATACCTTTATGGGTGTAGAGACTATTGTTTCTACTAAGAAATTTACTGTAAATGTTGGTAAATCTCCTGCTGGTACTGGTGGTGCTTTAGAATTTACTATTGTGGATGGTGGATCTGGATATGTAAATCCAGAATTAATGATTCCTCAACCAGTTTATGAAGATATGCCTATAGTTGGTGTTTCTAGACTAGGTGTAGGTAAGACTACAGATACTGGTGAGAACCTATTGCTTAACATAAAGGTAGGATCTGCTTCAACTGCTGTTGGTATAGGATCAACATTATTTGAAATATCAGATTTTGCTATATCAAGACCTGGTCATTCATTCAAGATTGGTGATAGATTTAAACCCATTGGATTGGTTACATCTTCTGAATTAAGAGAACCTCTTAAAGAGTTTGAACTTGAAGTTGTTGAAATCTTTAATGATTTCTTTGCTGCTTGGCAGTTTGGTGAAATTGATTTCATTGATAATATTGAAAATCTTCAGAATGGTGTTAGGAGAAGATTCCCATTATTCTTTAATGGGCAACTATTAAGTTTTGAAACTGATGAAAATGATTCTATATCTTCAGATATAGATTTGAATGCTGTATTACTTATTTTTGTTAATGGTGTTATTCAGACACCTGGTATTGCTTATCAATTTGAAGGTGGTGCTACATTTACATTCACTGAAGCACCTGATACAGGAGATAAAGTTGATATATTCTTCTATCTTGGTCAAAGAGGTATTGATGTTGAGATTATCGACATTCAAGAAACAATAAAACCAGGAGATGATATTAGAATACTTCGTCACGTTCCTGGTAGACAAGATCAAAATAGAAATAGAACAGTTAAAGAAATATTATCTTCTGATATTCTTGAAACTGACATTTATACTGGTCCAGGTATTGATAGTTTGGATGACTTTATATGGAGACCAGTTGATTGGGAAAAACAGAAGGTTGATAAGATTATTGAAGGTAGTTTAGTAAGTAAAGATAGAGAATCTATTGAACCTTGTGTCTATCCAACAGCAAAAGTTATTTCAGATGTTAAAATTGATTCTGGTATAGGTCTTGATTTACAAGATGGAATATTCGTAGATGATGCCGAAATTTTCTTCTATGAAGAAGGACCACTTCGTCTTCCTAGTTCTGAGCGTTATGGTGTTGCAGTAGATGCTGTAGACACTATCTTAATGCCAGCAGATCCAGATCAAACTCCTGCTGATGTTACTTTAGTTTTAGGTAATAATGTTGGTACTGGAAATACTGAGGTTACTTCATATACAATTGCTAATAATGGTAAAGGTTATTTGACTACACCAACTGTTAGAATATCAAATCCACCAGAAATTGGTGTTGGTATTGGATCTACTGCTACTGCTGAAGCAGTAATTACAAATGGATCTTTAACATCATTAGATATTACTAGCTCTGGATATGGATATTCAATAGCACCTCAAGTAATAATCGAAAATCCAGTGTATAAAACTGAAGATATTAATCTTATTAAGTATGGGCAAGGATTTACTGGCATCATTACTGGTATAGGAACTGCTGTTGGAACTGGTGGACATCCACTTGCTCTTGAGTTCTTCTTTAATGTAACTGATGGTAAGCAAGCAAGTTTACTTCAGGCAGGATATCCAATTCTAGTTAAAGAAACATCTATTGGTGATGGTGTTACTTCTGTTGATAGTGGTGATGCTTCACTTGTGGGTATAGGAACAACTTTCCTAGATAATATCTACAAGGTACATTCAATAACTGTAGCAGGTGATAAGGTTGGTAAGATTAAGTGTAATGTACTAAGTACAACTAATCATGTAGGTTTAGCTTCTACAGGTAGATACTTACCTGGAAATATTGGAGTAACTACTTGTTTGGGTAAAATCACTTGGGGTAGATTATATGGAGACACCACAACTAGAGAAGCAAGTCCAATTTCAATTGGAGTGACTGGACTTACTATTGATTCTGGTTTATCTACATTCCCAACAATTCAAAGGAGAAACAATGTATTGGGTTCCCTTAAAGGGTTGAGGAATACAGGTGCTATTAGATTACAAGTATTATAATGACTATAAATAAACAATAAAAGTATATTTAAGATGCCAGCGATTGTTACTGACCAATTTAGAATACTTAACGCTAGTAATTTTGTAGATTCTGTTACAAATAATAACTACTACGTTTTTATTGGTTTACCAAACCCAACCCAAACAAAAGAGGGTGGTGTTATAGGGTATGGTAGATCAGAAACTTGGAATCAGTCTTCAGAAACACCTAGACCACTTGATAGTTTTTCCAGCAATGCTCATGTTGGAGATATTATGATGTTTGGTAAGAAAATACAAGCAAAGAATATAAGAAGAGTTATCAAGAGAATTGATTGGAAAGCTGGTGAAAGATATGAGATTTATCGTGATGATTATAGTCGTGAAAATCAAAGTCCAAATACTCAAGCAAATAAGTTATACAGATCCAGATATTATGTAATGAACTCTGATTACAAAGTTTATATTTGTATTGATAATGGTGGATATGGTTCTAATACATCTCAGACTGCTAAAGGAAATGTATCTCAAGATGAGCCAACATTTACCGATTTAGAACCATCTAAAGCTGGTAGTAGTGGTGATGGTTATTTGTGGAAATATCTATTTACAGTTTCACCTAGCGATATTATTAAATTTGATTCTACTGAATATGTTGCTGTTCCCAACGACTGGGAAACCAGTACAGATCCTCAAATAAGATCAGTTAGAGAAAATGGAGATTCTATCTTAAATAATAATCAAATTAAGCATGTATATATTGAAAATGCTGGAAAATCTTATTCAAACTTAACTGGACAAGAGGTTAACATTGTTGGTGATGGAATTGGTGCTAAAGCAAGAGTTGATGTTAATTCTGATGGTAATATTACTGATATAACCGTTACTTCTGGTGGTAAGGGATATAGTTATGGATTAGTTGATTTGGGTGCTGTTAATACCAATTCAGGTGGATCAAGTGCTAAATTAGTTCCCATTATTCCTCCAAGTAGAGGACATGGTTATGACATTTATCAAGAATTGGGAACTGATAAGATTTTAATTTATGCCAGATTTGATGATAGTACTAAAGATTTCCCAGTAGATACTAAATTTGCTATAGTTGGTATAGTAAAAAATCCTACTAAGATTGATCAAGTAACAGTCTTTAATGAAAATCAGTTTTCATGTTTAGATGCTATGTTATTTAAAGATGATCAATTAAGTCAAGATCCAACTCAACAAGTAACAGGAAATCCACAAGTAGGTGAAGTAATTGAGCAAACACAAACCGATGCTTTGACTGGTGCTTCAGTTAAAGCAAGAGCATATGTTGCTTCATTTGATCAAGATACTAAAGTGTTAAAATACTTTACTGATAGATCATTAAATTATAGTGGATCTCAGGATCAGACAGATTATATTGGTATATCTACATTAGGTAGACATTATTCCTTTACTTCAACTGACGGTGTTGTTGAGGGTAAGAGTTCTGGATTTAAGGGTTATATTAATAATAACTATACTGGAATCACAACTAATCCTACTGGAAATAAGCAAGTTGATCTAGGAATGGCCTTCACAGAAGGGTTGGCAAAATCCGAGATAAATAAAGGATCAGGGGAGTTGGTTTATATTGACCATCGACCATTGATTGCTCGAAATGAGCGACAAAAAGAAGACGTTAAAATCATCCTGGAATTCTAAAGTAAAATGCCACAAAAGACTAATTTAAATATAAGTCCTTATTACGATGATTTTGATAAGGCGAAGAACTATTACAAGGTTTTATTTAAGCCTGGATATCCAGTTCAAGCAAGAGAATTAACAGGATTACAATCAATATTACAAAATCAGGTAGAATCTTTTGGTAATCATATTTTTAAAGAAGGATCTATGGTTATTCCTGGATCTGTTACGTATGATAGTACATATTTCTCATGTAAAGTAAATCCAGATCATTTAGGAATAGATATTAGCATTTATCTTGATGCTTTAATAGCGAATGGTGGAACTAGAATAAAGGGACAAACATCTCAAATTTCAGCAAAGATTATAAACTATATTTTACCACCAAAAGAAGGTGTTGATGAAATTACAGTATTTGTTAAATATACAAGTTCAGATAATACTGGAGAAAGTACACATTTTCCAAGTGGTGAAATAATTATACTTGAAGAGAATGTTACTTATGGTAATACAACAATAAATTCTGGAGATACTGTATTAACTCTAGTTTCTGATAATCCAACAGCAACTGGTTCTGCTGTAGGTGTTGATAAAGGTGTATATTTCTTAAGAGGAACTTTTGTAGATGTACCAAAAGCAACAGTTGTCTTAGAACCATATTCAAATAAACCATCATATAGGGTTGGTTTTGAAATAGTTGAAGAAGTTGTAACATCAAATGATGATACTAGTTTAAATGATAATGCTAAAGGATTTACAAATTACGCTGCTCCTGGTGCTGATAGATTTAAAATAACTACAAAATTAACTAAAAAGGCACTTGATGATTTTGATGATATCAATTTTGTAGAATTGGTTAGAGTTAGAAAGGGTGAAATTAAAAAGATACAAAATGCAACAGTATACTCTGAAATTAGAAAGTGGATTGCCAAGAGAACATATGATGAATCTGGCAACTATGCTCTAGACCCATTTAATGTAACTATTCAAAATTCTCTTAATGATGAGATAGGATCTAATGGTTTATACTTAGATACAGAAAAAACTGATGAAGGTGGCACACCAACAGACGATTTAATGTGTGTTAAGCTATCTCCAGGCAAAGCATATGTTAGAGGATTTGATGTTCCTTTACCTGGAACTACAGTTCTTGATATTGAGAAACCAAGAGATACTAAAACTATAAAGTCTGCTTCTGTTCCATTTAGAATGGGTAGTCTTTTAAGAGTTAATAACGTAGAAGGAACTCCTTTTGTTAGTATTGGTACTAAAAAGGGTGGTGCTGCACAAGTTGGTGTTGGTAATACAGTTGCTCTTTATGCTAGAAGAAAAGGATCTACTTCAGGTGCTACACCTCAAGTTGACGTTGGGTCAGCAGTAGTTGGACAAGCAAGAGTATATTCATTTAATGCTTCGGACGATACTTATAACGGTGATGATACTGAATGGGATCTTTTCTTATATGATGTACAAACTTATACAACCATTAAAATAGATCCAGGTCAAGGTGGATTAGCATATCAATCAGGACAATTAGCACCATCAGGATCTAGAGTAAGGGGTATGAATAGTGGTGCTACAGGATATGTAGAAGATCACCCTAATACTGATGAGATTAATATTATTCAAACATCAGGTACTTTTGTACAGGGTGAAAAAGTAGTATTTAATGAAAGAACAAGTAATGTTGGTGTTAATACTTCAACAGCAACTATAGAGGAAGTTACAATATATACAACTGATGATATAAAATCAGTTTTCCAACAATCTGATGATATTGGTGGATTAGGTGCTGCCTTTAGTGCTGATGCTGTTCTGTATCCAAGAACTCTACCCAATTTCTCAAAAGGAGATATACTTAATGTTGAAGATGATAAAGGAACATCTTTAAATAGAAGATTTAGTGGTAATATTGGTATAAAAACTGATAGTATTATTCAATATAATGTAGCAGGTACTATTGATGGTAATTCTGTTCCTGTACCAAAATGGAATAGAGTTTCAGCAATATCAGCAAATGGGACAGAATTAACTTTTGATACTATAGAAACTGTTGATAATCTTTGTAATGGTATGAAGTTAAGTGGTGGAGCAAAGTCAGAGTCAACATTCTCAGTAATGTCACCTAGACTTATAAATCTCAATCGTTCTGGTTTATACAGTAAGTTAGCAAAGAAAAATATTGCTTCTGCTGATTTTTCAAATTCAAACTTAACTATTACTAGACAACTTAGAAATAGAACAGTATCTGCTACTGGAATAACAATCAATGCCAGTGAAGCATTTGAAAATTCGGGTGAAGATGGTGCTTTAGGTATTACTACAGCATTTTTTGAACCATTTGATGCTGAGAAGTATTCTATTCATTATTCTGATGGTACTATAGAGAAATTAACTTCAGATCAAGTAGTTATTACTACTGGAGGATCTGTTATTAATTTTAAAGCATTAGCAAAAACTAGTGGAAGTGCTGATGTAAATGTTACGTTAAAGAAATTAGGAATTGCTAGTAGAACAAAAAATTATATTAGAAGTGAAAAACTAGAAGTAACAAAATCAAATAATGTTTCTACAGAAGCAAGCGGTCTAACTCAAAGTAAATCATATGGTTTAAGAGTAGAAGATCAAGAAATATCATTGAATGTTCCAGACGCTGTAAAGGTATTGGCAGTATATGAGTCTACAAATACAGCAACACCAGTTTTAGATTCTTTAGAATTTGTCTCTGGTTTAGGATTAGATGTTAATACTTATGTTGGGGAACAAGTTATTGGTACTCAAAGTAGGGCGATTGGTCAAGTTGTTAATAGAAAAAATGCAACAACAACTGAATTTGTTTATTTAAATGGAAATAAGTTTGTAAAAGGTGAAACAGTAACATTTAAGGAATCAAATATAAGTTCTGTAGCACAGAAAGTAACAGAGGGTAGTTATGTTGATAGAACAGATAATTATACTCTTGATAAAGGTCATAGAAAACAATTCTCAGATTATTCTAGAATTGTAAGAAGAGGTACTTCTGGTAAACCTTCTAAGAGGTTATTAATTATTTTTGATTACTATGAAGTAGCTCCAAATACAAGTGGAGATTTCTTTACAGTAAACTCATACACTAAGGAGAGATATACTAACGATATTCCAGCTATTGCTGGAAACAGAGCATCTGATGTTCTTGATTTTAGACCAAGAGTTAGAAAATTTGTAGAATCCGATCTTCCATTTACAACAGATGCGAAATCACCTTTTGCATATAGTCATAGAATATTTGAAACTACAACAAGATATATTGTTACTCCAGATGAAAGTACTATTGTTGGATATAGTTACTACTTACCTAGAATTGATAAGTTAGTTATTAATAAGAATGAACAGGTAAAATTGATAAAAGGTGTATCTGATGATAGACCAGCACCACCTACTGAAGTTGGTGATTCTATGGAGATCGCACAGATAACATTACCTCCATATTTGTATGATCCCGTTAAAGGACCAGCAATAAGAATGTATGATAATAGAAGATTTACTATGAGAGATATTGGAAAACTTGAAAAGAGGATTTCCAATCTTGAAGTAATGACTTCTTTAACAGCACTTGAATTAAATACTAAGTCCCTTCAGGTAACTGATGCTGATGGTACGGATAGATTTAAGAGTGGTTTTGTTGTTAATGATTTTAAAAATAGAGATTTTATTAATTTTAATGGCGAAGATTCATCTAGATGTGATGTTGATGTAGTTAATCAAGAATTAATTAGTGCTGTTGATTCTTGGTCAATGAAAGCAGAACTAGGTGTTAATCCTGCTATTGATGTTAATACTGCTGATATGTCATCTAATTTAAGTTTATTAGATCCGAATTGTCAGAAAACGGGTGATTTAATAACTCTTAAATATGATGAGGTAGAATGGATTAATCAACCACAGGCATCTGGTTTTGAAAATATCAACCCATTTAATGTTATTGTATATGTTGGTGCTGTTAAATTAGATCCACCATCAGATAATTGGACTAGAACAATTTATGTTGATAACTTTAGACAAGAATCAACAGGAAATACTTGGAATACCATATCAAACGTTGTTTCAGATACAACTACAACTGATACTGATGTAACTGTAACTTCCGAAGAAATTGAAGCAGATCAAGATGTATTTGATGGAAACCACACTGATACTACAACTACAACTACTACGACTACAACACAAACAGTAGAAACTAGTTTCACCAATCAAATGACTGGTGATAATAGAGAAATGGATTATATTGAGAGTGTTAAGATAAGTGGTGCAACAGATCCATTTATGAGATCTAGAAATGTTTATTTTGCTGCTAATGGATTAAAACCAGATACAAAGCATATTCACAAATTAGATAGTGGTGTACCAGATGTCTTCCCTAAATTAATTGAAATTACAACAACATCAGGATCTTCTGGTTTCTCCGTAGGTGAAAATGTTAAAGTTATGAATGGTGGTGTTCAGATAGGATATGTTAAGGCACAAGCACCTAATCATAAATTTGGAGATACTAGTAGACCAGAATTTGCTGCTGGATTGGGACATCCTGCAGTTACTGTAGAAAAATATACAGTTGACCCATTTGATTTATCTAGACCTGGTCCTGCTTCTACATATTCTTCAACTTCAGTATTGTTTAATTGTGATGTTACTACTTTAGCAAATAGTGATAATTATTGGGGATATGTTCTTAAAGGAGCAACACTTATTGGAGAAACAACAGGAACTGAAGCAACTGTAACCAATATTGATTTAATGTCTGATAATTGGGGAGATGTTCTTGGAGCATGGTTCTTTAGAGATGCTAATGTAACACCAAAACCATCAGTATTATTCTATACTGGAACAAAAACATTTAGAGTAACTGCTAATACAACAGGAGAATATGTTCCTCCAGGTGCTGGTGCTCTTTCTAGTGATGCTACAGGAACATATAGTGCAACGGGTACTATTTTAACTCAAACTACAGGTACTGTTGGTGTTAGAAATCCACCCCCTCCTGCTCAGAAACCCAATGAAATTACTACTACAGTAAATCAAAATTCAGAGTCTTCTACAGTAAGAGTAGAAGCACCTTATAGGGATCCTTTAGCACAATCATTTACTGTTGATGAAACAGGAGCATTCTTAACTTCTGTTGATGTATTTTTCAGGACTAAAGATGATAATGCTAAAGTCTTTGTTGAACTCAGAGAAGTTGAATTAGGAACACCAACCACTTTCCTTGTTCAAGATTTTGCTCAGACTACATTAAATCCAGATCAAATTAAAGTTTCAACTGATGCTTCTGAAGCAACAACTGTCAAATTCCCATCACCAATTTATCTAGAGTCTGGAAAAGAATATGCTATTGTATTCTTATCACCAGGATCTGATGGATTTGAGATGTATGTTGCTACTATGGGTGAAAAGAATCTTGCTACACCTGTAGGATTACCAGCAACCAGTGATCAATCACAATTTGGTGTGGTAACTAAACAGTATATTGGTGGTAGTTTATTTAAATCACAGAACGGTTCAATTTGGACACCTAGCCAATATCAAGATCTTAAATTTACTCTTAGAAAAGCAGCATTTGTTTCTTCAGGAACTGCTACATTCTACAATACTTCTATCGAACCTGGTAACGGTAATACACAACCATTACCAACTAACCCAGTTAGAACATTACCGAGAAAAATTAGATGTTCAGTTACGAATATCACTCAAACAGAAGCTGAGTCTATTCCAGTTGGAAGAAAAATTAGTACTGGTTTAATAACAGATAAAGAAGACAATTCAATTACTGGTGTAATTGAAGATAGAGGTGGTCCAATAGAATCTGCTAAATTAAAACTTATTAATAAGGGTGCTGGATATTCTGCAGGTACTACTGCTGAACAATCTGGTGATAAAAATGTTGCTGCTGCTAAGTTCATTTCTAATGGTAGTGGAACAGGAGCAACAGCAAACGTTACAATTGATAATGTTAATGGGGTTGTAAAATCAATTAATAGTAATACAAATGGTTCTGGTTATGTTGTAGGTGAAATTTTAACACTTGATGTGGAAGGTACTTCAGATTTGAATAGAGGTGCTGGTGCTCAGTTTGTAGTAACTGATATTAAAGCAGATATTGATACATTATTCTTAACTGATGTTCAGGGTGAGAAATTTGTTACTAATGATAATATTATTCATTATGGAGCAGCAAATGATACTAGAACACTTTTAGGAAATAATTCAAAACATTCTGCTGATTCTATTGTTCTTAGTGATCAAAATGCAGGAAATGTTTTAGAAGTGATACAGTATAATCATGCACATCATGGTGTTAATAATATGATTAGAGTTGCTGGAGTCCAACCAGATACAATTAAAACGACAATTACACAAGATATTGATGCAGGTGCTCAACAAGTTTCTGTTGCTAGTACCAATCCAGAATTTAAGTATTTTGGTGGAATCTCAACTGATAGAGGACAAGCATTAATTAATGGCGAAGTTGTAGATTACATTACTTCTCCTGGTAATATATTAAGTTTATCAAATAGGGGTGTTGGTAATTCTGTTGCTTTATCACATTTTGATGGAGATAGTGTTCAACCATATGAAGTTAATGGTATGCCTTTGGTTATGATTAACACTGATCATAACATACCTTCTACTCAAACATTGAGAGATGCTTCTAATATTGATAATTATTTCTTAGAAATAGATAGGTCATTAATAAGTAGTGGAAATAGATCTACTGGAAAAAATCAAATTAGCTTTACTAATGAAAGATCTGTTGGTGGAAAAACTGCTAATATATCACAAAATCATCAATTTAATTCATGTTCTGCTAAATTGAATGTTATTACACCAGGTACAACTCGTGTTAGTTCTTCCTTTAGAACTATAAGTGGTACTAGTGCTGATGGTAATGAAGTTTCCTTTATCGATCAAGGATTTGAACCTACTATTCTTAATGAGACAACATTCTTCCCAACTCCTAGATTAGTTGCTTCTAAACTTAATGAAGCAGAGAGATTAGATTCATTACCTAGAAATAAATCTCTTACTTTAACAGTTGATTTTAATTCAAATGATCCTAATCTATCACCAGCATTAGATGTTCAGAATGCCAATTTCGTTCTTGGTAGAAATAAACTTAATAATCCAATTGGTGCTGATAATTATGCTACTGATGATAGAACAAATCAAATTAGTGGAGATCCACATGGATCAATTTATGTAACAAAGAAAGTTAACTTAAAGCAACCATCAACTTCATTGAAAGTATTTGTTGCTGCTAATGTTCGACCAGAAGCAGACTTTAGAGTTTACTATAGATTATATACTGGAGATTCTAGTGAAGTTAAACAATCATATAGAGCATTCCCAGGATATAAGAATCTAATTGATACTAATGGTGATGGATTTGGTGATAGTGTTATTGATTCTAAAAATAATGATGGTAGATCAGATGCTTTAGTTAAGAAGAATGGTCAAGATGATTTCTCAGAATATCAATTTACTGCTAATGATCTAGAACAGTTTAATGGATTTACTATCAAAATTGTAATGACATCTACTAATGAATGTGTTCCTATTAGACTTAAAGACTTTAGAGCAATTGCTTTAGCGTGAGGAATTCTGTAAATCCAGCAACTAAATTTATTATAGATCCTAGTGGATCTGGTAAATTAGTAAAATTTCATCTCCCAATAGATCT